TAAGTTTATTATATACAAAAAAGAAAAATAATTCAATCCAAAAATTTAAAAAGTATCTAAATTGAGAAAAAGGTATAAAAAATAAATGCTTTTATTGACCCCTAAAAGAGAAAGAATTCCCGAGCGAAATTTTGAGGAACTGACCTATTTGGGACTGGTAGCGCGGCGATCCTAATCCGGTCCCGTATCCAACGAGCAGCGATTTTTTCATGAACTCGACCTGTTGTGAGTAGATTTTGTATATTTTTTCTATTGAAGTATTTAGTTTTGTTGTTTGGTCGATTGTTACGCTTAGTCCGCTGTCGTTGTAGTTGAAGTCTTGAAGGGTTACTTCCATTTGTTTGAATAGTTGGACCATGTAGCTGACACCCATGTATAAGATTCCTAGTCTATTTTCAGGGAAAGATTCTCTGTCGAAGACAGTATAAGGTGGCCACGTATTGATGTCGTTGATTACCAAGTCCACGAAGAGTAGTATTTTTTCATCCGGAGCCCCAGCAATGAATGACTCTGGGATTAGTAATTTTGTATCGTGTAATAATTTGTCTTCTCTGGGTGTTGACATATACTTTAGTTTAAGTGCCCCGGTTAATCCAGGGCACTCTGTGTTAAACTTTCTATAACAACCTTAATAACTTTATTAACTTAACTCCAGAACTTACCAGGATTAGGCCTTAGTTGTATTTTTTTCTAATTCTTCTATTCTAATTTTGCAGTTGTTTAGTACCTGGCGTTCTTTTATTACTTCTGTTATATCTTTCAAGAGATCTATGTTTTTAGTTCCTTTGACGAAGTATAGTTTGTCAAAGTGGTTTAATTTTTTAAATTCTTCTACTGTCGTAATTTTTGAAAGATCTGTCATCGGCTGGTATTCGTCGAAAGCCGATTTCTTTTTTTCTTCATTTCTATTTAATTCAGTTTGTTGAACAGTAGGTTCTCCAGCATTGTTTGTAGATACTGCAAAGGCTTCCACTTGTGAAGGAGAATCAGATTGAAGATTTTGTACTTGTCCTTCTTCTCTAGTTTCTTCCATTTTTTTCTGGTCAAATGAATTTACATTGTTATATCTATTTATTAATTCTTGGGTTTCTATTTCTGAAGGACGCTTTTGTTTTTTTAATTCAGTTGAAAGTTTTTCTGCCTCTTCTTTAGAATCTACTTTTTTTATTATTCCTGCTTTAAGTAGTCTTCCTAATCCACCGAATCTAAGAGATTTTTCTAAATCCTCTTTATTTAACAATTCAGTAGGGATTGTATCTCCTTTCTTTAATCTGACCTGTACTGGTTTTCCATTGCTAAATGGAATATAGAGGTCGAATATATTCGTTTCTTCTACTGCTATATATATTTCTTTTTTAGTCGTTTCCATACTTTTCTTCTCCTATTTTAATAGGGCGGAAGGAATAAATCCACTCCGCCCCAATATAATAACCAATTACATGGTAATGTTCAATGGTAGGATACCTCTCGAGTATCTCACTAAGAAACCTACGTCTTCCCATATAACGAATATGTCACCAAACTGATTGACATCTTTCATCGTTTCAACAGAAAGGTCGGTTCTTATCGCCATCACACCCACATATTCTGCAGGAGCAAGAATGTAGGCTTTGTTATCAGGAACTCGGTTAGATTCAACTACTTCAGTTCCCCATATTACGCCAAGTCTACCAGATTTAAGTATCTGTTCTTGCACATAAGGCGAATATATACCAGTACCACTACCACCAGAAGCGCTAACGTTCAATAACATCAAGTCTTCCATCCTTATAGGATTGATGAACAATTTAGCAGCTATCTGCTGGAATTTTCTGAGAGTGGCTATACCTTTTGCCATAGCAGACGGGGTAAGAGCACCAGCTCCACCATCTGAAATAGCACTGTGGAACAGAGTAGAAGCAGCATCTATAACTTTAATACCTCTTACGTCTTCTTCCATCTGCATCACAGATTTAGCACGTTCCTGCGATCTGTTTAACAGGTCAAATTTCCTGAAGTTCGTTTCATTCCATCTCAATATAACCTTAACGGCTATCGGGCTGGTCTCTATTCTGATTCTGTCAGAATAAGCGAACGCCTGCTCAGGAAGACCTTTAACAGACAAGGAAACGGCCGGTATATTCACATCACCGTCAAACACAGCTTCCTCACCAAGACTTAATTTATAGGTCGTGAATATCTGTCTTATTCGGCCCTCATAAAGCAAATCCCTTTTTATCGGGAAAAGCATCCTTTGGGCTATTTTATCTATCCCGCCTGGGGATCTATACAAAGCGTTAAGTTTCGCTTCGACTTCTATAGGATTCATATTTTCCATATTTCAATCTCCTTATATTATAGCTTTTATCTGAAGAACTCCATCAGTAGGAGCTTTCATTATTATTCCGACTTTAGGATTTGCATTGTTATTGCTATCGGCAGTTATCAATCCGCTAGCATTAACGTAAGCTGGGGCACCAACGTTATAGGTATCCGTAGTCACAAAAGGAGATCCTCTTCCGTCATCCAGAAGATTATATACTCCTCCATTTACACCAACAGAAACGAGTCCGCCTCTGTTTATTTCACTATAGAACACACCAGTTGGAACAAATTCCCCACTCGGTTTATCCATCATTATCCTAGAAAAACCAGACGGAAGTTTAGTCGTCGGTATCATTGTAGGATCTATCACTTTAGTATCATCTAAAGCAAAGCCGAGAGGCTCGCCTGAACCATCATAAGCTTTTATGGTGATGCTATCGACAAGTTTAACAACTTGGCCGGATATTATATCACCACTTGGCTTATATCCTGGGAGTCTATTTACTTCTTTTACTATGTCTATCATACTATTTTTCCTCCTTAATTTATTGCCAATCTAGTTTTTCAATCCAATCTCCTTCATCATTTGAATCGATTGGAACATTGATTGGGTTACTAAGAACTTTTTTTGAAGCTGTAACGTTAATCCTTCCTATTGAATCAGCAAAAGCTTTAAGAGATTTGTCATCCATTTTAAGTAAGTCAGCCACCTGTTTATTAACAGACGCCTCCAAACCTATCTTTTTGGATTCCATTACTGTCTTCCCTTCAGCCTGTGCATGTTTCATCGCAGATTCATCTACAGCTATCATCCCTTTCTGCATCATTTCTTCTACGAGATTTCTCGCATATATTAACTTTTCTCTAAGAGCTGATCTAGTTCTTTCGATAGCTAATTCAGCCTCTATTTTCTTTTCTTTTTCTTTAGTCTCTTCTGCTTTAGAAGGACTTACTTCGTTTTCAAATACTTCTAAGAGATTCAAGATATAATCATAAACAGGTTGTGCAGATTTTCTAGGTTCAATTTTTGTCTTAATATCGAATTTCTCCCATAAATCGTGCAATTTTTTTATTACTTTTTCAGTTCCTGTTTCTTTTTCCTCTTTGGATTCCATTCCCTCTTCTTTCTTTTCCTCTTTAACTTCTTCTTTATCAGATTTGGACTCCTCTTTTTTCTCTTCTTTGGATTCATCCTTTTTTTCTGATTTAGGAGTTTCTTTCATCAACTCATCGATTTTGGAATCCTCTTTCTTGTTGTCAGACTTAGATTCCTTTTTTTCATCTATAGCAGGAACATCTTTAAGTAGTTTATCCAGATTAAGAGGTTCTTTCTTTTCCTCTTTTAAAGGCTTTTTGTCTTCTTTAGGTTCCTCTTTTTTATCCTCAGTATCTGGTTTTATCTCTTTATCCTCTTTGTTATCCACTACGGATTTGATAGCCTGAGTATTTAATTCAGCTTTTTTCTCGGGTACATTATACCCTTTTTCTTTAGCCATGCTATATGCTATAGCCACCGCTTGATCTTCAGGTTTTCCTTCTTCCCTTAATTTCTTAATTTTTTCAGAAATGAAGTTAGAAGCTTCATCTGTCATTTTATCCTCTGCTGTTAACGGAATTTCCTGTATTAAAGTATCATTATGAAACACTAGAAGATTTTCTTTTCCTAGTTTATTAGCAACTTTAAATACTTTAACACCTTTATCAAAAGCGAATCCCATTATCTTTTTAGATTTCTCTATGGTATTTTCAGACTCTATCTCTTTTTTAACACCATCTCTAGCTTTATCCCATTCATTAGCAGGTTTTTTAAGTTCTTCTTTATATTGTTCCTCAAGATCTTTAGTTGTTTTTCCTTCTTCAACTACCGTTGGATCTTTACCTGCAGCTGGGCTGCTATACTGTACATTTTTCTCTGAAGGAAAGCCGGGTTTAGGTTCTTTAGAACCATCCATATAATAATATTCTTTCCCACCTTCTTTCGCTTCAGCACTTCTATTTAATTTAGATACCTTCTCAGTTAATCTTTCGATTATCTTCTTTTTTATTTCTTTTAAATCACTTTCTTCTATATCCTTCATTTCTTTATCTTTAGGATCATCTATTTTCCCAGCTTTTCTAGATACTATAGATTCTTTAATATCTTTTAATTCTGGGTCAACCTTAGTTTTTTTAGTTTCTGATTCAATTTCATCGTTTACTTTTTGAAATTGCTCATAATCTGAAGGTTTATTCCTCTCTATGTTAGATAAATCTTTTTCAGATGACTTTTTTTCGATGAAGTTAAGCAAGCTAAGGTATTCAGATGCATTTAATTTCATAAGAACATTTTTCAATTCATCCTGTTCATCCTTAGTCGTTTTAACTTTTTCAAAAGTATCTTGCATTTTTTCTAAAGAAGGATCTTTCGAAGAATCTTGTTCTTCTTTAGTCGTTTTTATTTTAACTTCTTTTTCTTCAGTTTTACCACTTTTTATTTCCATATTTACCTCACTTTTTGAATTCGAGACCTGATTTAATCTGAGTTTAGCAATCAAATCTCTTATTTTGGCTTTTGAATCTGCCGGAGTAGCGACCAGGGATAATTCAACAAAATTAATATCTTTATTTATTGAATAGCAAAGTATCTCTTTCCCATTGACATTAAAGTTTGTTAATAATCCATATCTAAGATGGTCACAAAATTCTTCAACTGTATGTGCTTCTTTATTACAAATAGAACAAACAGCTGAACCACAAGAACAACCCATAGAAACAGAATCAATAACTCCTGTTTCTATTTTTCTACAAATATCCGGATATAACTTCTTATCTACTTTACACAAGCATTCAATCCATACTTCTTTAGTTTCCGGATCTACTACTATCTGAGAATCTATAATCTTTCCTACTGATTTCTCAACATCCTTGGAATCGTGATTCAAGAACAACCCTCTTCCAATAAATGTTTTATATGATTTAATTAATTCAGCTAAAGGAAAGTAGTCCCCATTTCCATTTGGACCTGAGGTTTCTCCTGCAGAGATTGCTCTAGCCCAAAAATACAAAAAATTCTCTTTATCCAAGGGTTCTACCTGAACTGGAGTTCCTGAAAATCCAGCATTACTCTCTGGAATCTGTGTAACATTTTGAGTTACTTTAGGGGTAACTGAAGGTTTCACAGATGGAGTAACATTTTTTTTAACTACAGAAGTAATATTTCCTACACTTCCAATTTTTAAAATCATAGTTCTTCGTAACTCCCATCATAATAAACTGCGATATCCGGGTGTTCGTCATCTGGGATATCTGTATAAACTAAAAGATAACAGCTTTTATCATCAGGGTGAGTCCATTCGGCTAACGGGGCATCATAATTTAAGGATTGTAAGTATTCACCAAGATTACGTACTCTTATTTTCTGATTCTTACAAACAGGACAGGCATTAGGGCTTGATATCAACCTTACTTTGTCATATCCTGCTTCTAGTAAATCTTGTAATATACCTAACGATTCATCTTGAGCATGCTCAGCAATCTTACTTATCTTTTTATGCCATGTATCTTCAAATCTGGTCATAATTACTTTTTAGAGATCAAAATACCAATTTGATCTATTAAATTATAACACTCATCCTTTAATGATTTTTGAAATTGATTAAAACTTCTATCACTCATTTCACTTATTCGAGCTAAATCTAATGCTCTACCCATAAATTTTTGCAAAGCATTAGAGACTACTTTTTTTATATTATCTTCTTCTTTTATTATTTCGTTGTCCTGAACCTTATTATCCATAAGCAAATCTTTCCTTTTTAAGGTTCATTCACGGACTGGTAGGTGCCCTATTTGAACTCTAGAATTATCTATGAAAAAAGTAATATTATACTATTTATAATATATTAATGACTGCTCCACAATGTGGACACTTTATCGATATCTTTTCTGCCTTTTTAACTAATATGATTTCGTCTTTATATTTTATATCCACACAGTCATCTGCTTTTTTAGCTATTAATCTAAAGCATACAGGACATTTAATCTTGTCTGCTGAATTGCTTATTAACTCTCTTTCAGATTCAAATTGTTCAATATCTTTTAATACAGTTTTAATTTTTTCAGGTGATCCTTTTTTCTCTATTGCCATATTATTCTCCTATATTCATTTCAGGAAGAGGTGATTCTGACTGTGTCTCCTCTACTGCTAGAGGAGGTGGAGGTGGAGTAAGACCTGTTTCTGTCCCTACTGTTTTATCTGTCCTGACCTCATCTTTAGAATGATCGAATTTTTCAGGGATTCTTTTACCGTCCGTTTTGTCATATATTGTACCTTTTTCCTCTTCAAGCTGTCTCCTTTCCATATCATAATCCAGATTGCTGAATTTGCTAAATAATGTTTTGGTTGAAACAAAGCCTTTAGAATGGAGTTCCTGATATACTTTTCTTTCATCATCTTCGTCGAGTCTAAGACTTTTTTCCCACTCAATTTTAGGAAGAATTAATTTTTTAAATTTTCCTTTGTGTATAAAAAAAGTATTTTCTTCGCTTACGCGTCTAAACACATGGTTGTATATCCATCTTTCAAAGGTATCTCTTACTATTTGATATTCCATCATCAATTTATTTAAAGAGATAGTTTTAGTATTTGAAAAGGAAGGTCCTTCTCCTAATATTAAATTCTTATTAACTCCTAGACCCACTAAGATCTGATTTTCAACGTATCCAAGATCCTCATAAATATTTAACAATTTATCTTTTACACCTAATACTTTATAGTCTACTATAGGAGGATAGACCATAGAGAAAGGAGGATTCTGAATAGCTGAATTAAGCATGCTTTTAAAATTTTCAAGATCTTCATCTGAAGGAAGAATATTTTTATCTATATTACCAAGAGTCCATAATTCAAATGGCAATTGATGACGCTCTGCTATTTTCATCTGGGCTAAACGTATATAATCTTGATATATTAATATTTTGAATAGACACTGTATTATAGGAGTACCTCTCAAAGCAGATGGGCTGGTTAATCTGGCAATCATAGAAACATTTTCATTATCTAATTTGACGTTCTTATTTGATTTAATTGCTTCAATCATCGCTTCAGGGATTTTACTTGTGTCGACGTTTGGATCATTTACTTGTTTTTTTATTTCATCTGTTAAAATAAGTTCAAATCTTACTTTATCATCGAATAATCCCTGTTTGACCTCGATTAATTCAGGTTCTAATAATATAAACTTTTTCCATTTTTTTTCTTTCTCATCCCATTCACCCATTGGTATAGCTTCTCCATAAAGATGATATGATAAACTAGCCTGCAAAATAAATTCATACAAATTCCATCTTTCATTATCGACGATATCATTAAAATATTCTATTATTTCTTTATCTTCTCCTATTAATTTAAACTTAGAGAATGGATATCTACTATGAAACATTATAATTGATTGAATATAAGGCTCCAAATTAAAATATATTCTTGCCCATCTTAAAACTTCTTGCCTACTTTTAGGTAATAACCAGGTTTCTGGAGTTAATTCTGGTGTATAAAATTGAGCACTAGTAAGAGAAACAGAACCAGCTGCAGCTGAAGCCTGTTTAATAATAGTACGTTTATTTAAATCAGTATTCCACAATTCTCCTATCTTTTTTATTCCTTCTATATTGTCATTGTTCATCATTAACCTCCAGAATTTCTATCTGTCTTTTTAAATTTTGTTCTGCTGATCTTAAATAATTATAATCAAGATCTGTCTCGCTCTTTATGAAAACCTCGATATCTTTTAATTCATTTACAATCTGATATAATCTTATTAAAATATTTTTCTTGTCCATAACTTTCCACCAGTATTAAAAACACTAGATTTAAATAGTCCAGTACACTTTCTGACACCTGGAAGTTGATATCCTATTGCTAATCCTTCAGTCAACATATTATCAGCAGCGAAGACTGCAAGTGCATTCGAAAAACAACCGTCATCATGTAATTCATCAGGTGATTTGATTTCATGATTTATTCCTGAAGATGAAATATGTCTTTCTAGTGAACACCATTCTTCGAAGTGTTTCTTTAATGTCTTATACACCTCGTTCTTAGGAATCATACTATTAACAACAGTGTATGGATAAAAGAATCTATCATTTCTCAATTCTAATATAATATGATCTATCATCGCATTCTTGAAGTTTTTTCCACTTTTAGGATCTTTACTATGAAAATAAAGACCTTTAATAGGGATTCCTTCTTTAATCATTATATCAACAAGTCCTGATCCCATATTCCCATAGTCAGCTAATCCAAATTTGCATTTAAATCTTCCTTTTTGTGGATGTATTAAATATATTATTTCTCCAACCTGAGTAGATAAATCACCTTTCCATTCATGAGAAAATACTACTTCTTTTCTATTATCCTGAGTTTTTCTAATTACAGAAAGAGCAGTAAAATCACTTTTCTCTTTATTTCCTGTTACAACACCCCCTGCAAAATCTAAACCGAAGTAATACTCGTCATATGGATTACCTACTTCTAGAGGCTCAAATGAACCTGAAGATAATTTTATCTGGTCATCCTCTGTTAATACTAGACTTAAATTATTTAGCCAAGTCATCTCATATTGTGTAATAAAGTCTTCTTCTGACATATTTGTAGTAGACTCAAACCACAATTCAGGATTATCCGGAAAGTTTTTAATCTTTAATGATTTAGGCATCTGTTCTATTATTACTCTTGGATATAATTGATTATTTATCTTAATAGAACCACCTAGGTGATATTTTGGACACTTTTTCCAATCATGAATAATCTTTGTATATGGACTTCCTTCTTGAAAGGCCCTCCAAAAATGACCTTTATACAAAGGAACCCCTAATTGAATGATCTTCCCGATTGGGGATGATGAAATCATTGGGGCTAATCTTTGAGAGAATGAGAAATCTGAGATCCTTTGGGATTCATCACATACTAGGATATCGAAGTGGTAGCCTTCTCCCTCGGTTTCTTGAGCTGCAGATTGAGCCATAATAGATGATCCGTTTTTAAACAAAAGAAATGTTTTGTTACAACGATCTAATTCTAAATATGTATTTTTAATTCTTTCGTTTAGAACTCTTATGTTTATTTCATCTAATATTCTAATGGCCTGAGCTGCCTTTGGACCGAAAACGCCTATTTGAAGTTTAGGATATATGATACACAGAAAAACTATTCCTGCTGCAACTGCAAATGTTTTTCCAGAGGATCTCCCACCTATTATAGCCACATACTTTTCATTTAAATTAGTAACAGAATCTAGAATCTCTATTTGATTATCATATAAATCAATATTTAATTCCTTGATAAACCAATAGGATGGATCGAATACAGAATCTAGAGTGTTAAAAACTCTATCTGCAATAGTTCTATTTATTTCACCAGAAAAGATTTCGTTTATTATGTTCATTTGAAACTTTCGCCTTTAAAGCGTTATTTCTTATCTATCTTAAATGCTACTTTATATCAATCTTATTCTTCAATGAAGCAGGAACTGGAACTACTTCTTGCCCTGGTGTTAGTACATCACGCATTTTTTCTAACATCGAAGGCTCATTTTTAGCCTCTTCAACTTCTATATTTTTTAATTCTTTACCTGCTTCTATTATATTAGAAATCGAATTTTGTAATTCATTTAATTCAGAGGCAACCAATTCAACCTTTGAATTTAAATCATTAAGTGATTTCGAAAGATCCTCTAATTCAGGTATATAGATATCTGACGTTTCAGCTATAAGATCGATAGCAGTTTCAAAATCATAATTAGATTGTAAAAGTTTAGAAATTAATTCAATCTTTTTATGATCATATAAAAAAGCATTTTTTATTGAAGAAAGTCGTTTTTTTAATTTATTTAATTCTTCCAATTCTTCAAGGTAAGGTGCAGGAATTTTTCCAATCTCTATGATTAAGTCTTCTACCTCTTTAGAATTAGAATTATATTCTTCTACTAATTTATTTATTTCATCCTCTAGCATCTTTTCATTTTTAGCTAATTCTGGATTTTTCGATAACAAAATATCTTTAAACAATTGTTT